TTTTCAAGGAGATTAAGAAATAAATAAATGAGATAATTAATTGAATAATAACAATTTAACTAACTGAATCAGCTAGTGATTTCAACTACTGATTCGCATAACTTAATAAATAATACTATGATAGGAATAGAAAGAAGATTTTCAGACGACACTCGCCTAATTGACTTAACAGTAGGAGATTTAAAAGAACTAATAACCAGCCTTATCTCAAAAATCAAACAGATAGAAGAAAAAAGATATGTATATGGTTTACAGGGATTAGCCGATTTATTACACTGCACAAAGCGACATGCTTCAAAAATAAAATCATCGGGAATACTAGATGAGGCAATAAAACAAAGAGGGAGAACTATTGTAATAGATCATGATTTGGCTTTAGAATTATTCGGAAAGCAAAATTAA